GTTCGTGAAGGCAATCTTGAACTTGACATTTATCACTACAATCAATCGAAGCTTCAGGAATTCCAAAATGAAACAAATTCATTCCGGGACTTGTCAACACAAAAGTTGAAGAAATGGGTGAAGGAATATGCAAATCACAAGGGGTACAAATACACCGAAGGTCACAACCATTCAGGTCGTTATTTTATCTTGACTGAAGGTTCACCAGCGAATGAATTTACACCGAAAAACGATTGTCCATTTTAATTTTATATCTTATGAATTATTTACTTATGTTAGCTATTATTCTCACCATTTTCATCTGGTGTGTGTCGATTTATTTATTCGGTTGGTGGGGTGCGATTGGTTGTCTTGTCATTGGAATTTGTGGAACGTTGTGGATTGAAATCAAAGGACTGGAATGAAAATAACGAATGAAGACAACATGGAATTGATGTCAAGGTATCCTGACAAACACTTCGACTTGGCGATTGTTGATCCTCCGTATGGATTAGAACGCTTTAAGAAAGGAGGGAGCCACGTAAATAAATACGGAAGCGAAAACGGACAATGGAACAATGAAAAACCAACCAAAGAGTATTTTAATGAACTTTTTAGGGTTAGTAAGAAACAAATTATATGGGGCGCAAATAACTTTGAATTACCAACAAGCGAGTATTTTATTGTATGGCAAAAATCAAACGCACAAGATTTTAGTTTTGCTATGTGCGAAATGGCTTGGACTAATTGTAAAGTTCCCGCAAAAGTTTATAAAAAATTACACGTTTCAGTTGATGACAAAAATAAAATTCACCCAACACAAAAACCCATAGAACTTTACAAATGGCTTTTAGATAAATACGCAAAGCAAGGTGACAAGATTCTTGACACACACCTTGGTTCAGGTTCAATCGCGATTGCGTGTCATGATTATGGCTTTGATTTAACGGCTTGTGAACTTGACAAGGAATACTTCGACAAAGCAATGGAACGAATTAATAACCACAAAGCACAAACAAAACTATTCTAATGAAGAAGGAAAATAAAGAACGACTGGACGCGCTGAAGCTGGCGAATGACATCGAAAGACATCCGTCTTTTCCGAAAGATTACTTCGTCAAGAAAAAGTGGGACGACAAGACCGCAAACGGATTGACGAAGGCAATCACATCGTTCATCCAGTTCAACGGCTACCAAGCTGAACGAATCAACACAATGGGTGTCGCAAGGGAAAACAAACGAACCGACGGGAAAGTCATCGGTGTGACTTGGACGAAGGGAACAACCACGGCTGGTTCAGCTGACATTTCAGCGACTATTCGTGGACGTTCAGTCAAGATTGAAGTCAAGGTCGCAAAAGACCGTCAAAGCGAAGCACAAAAGCGATACCAAGAATCAATCGAACGCGCTGGTGGTGTGTACATGATTGCGCGTGACTTCGATTCGTTTGTGGAATGGTTCGATGAATTTGTGAAGTCATGCTAACAATAACAAATGAAGACAATATGGAATTGATGTCAAGGTATCCTGACAAATACTTTGACTTAGCAATTGTTGATCCGCCGTATGGTGTTGAAGATTTAACTGGCAAAGAATTTTCACATGGTAGTGGTAAATTGAAAAACCGACAATTTAATAAAGGAAATGAAAAAATAAATATCTGGGACAAAGCACCAAAAAAGGAATACTTTGAAGAATTGTTTCGTGTTTCAAAACACCAGATTATTTGGGGTGGGAATTACTTTCCTTTGCCGATTTATAGATGCCCGATTGCTTGGGACAAATGTCAACCTTGGGAAAATTTCAGTCAAATCGAACTGGCTTGGACTTCATTCAATAAACCAGCGTCAATTTTCAAATTTGACAACAGAACTGGTGGAAAAATACACCCAACACAAAAACCCGTTGCACTTTATAAATGGATACTTGATAAATACGCAAAGCAAGGCGACAAAATACTTGACACTCACTTAGGCTCGGGAAGTATTGCGATAGCGTGCCACGATTACGGCTTTGACCTTACAGCGTGCGAACTTGATAAGGAATACTTTGATAAGGCTATGGAACGAATCAACAACCACAAATCACAACAAAAACTTTTTTAGCTTTGATGTTTCACGAATGAAAATTATTTTTATCTTTGGTGAAATTTAATACTTATAATTATGGCGACAACAAGAAAAACGACCGACACGGTCACACCTGAAGCACCGAAAGGATTGTTTCACAAGCTTCATTCAGCGAAGCAACACATCGGAAAGGTAGCGAAGAACGCAACGAATCCACATTTCAAGAAAACTTACGCGGACATCAACGCGTTGCTTGAAACGGTCGAACCTATTTTACTTGAAAATGGCTTGATTCTTTTACAACCAGTCAAAGCGAATCTTGTGTTCACGCAAATCATTGACATCGATTCAGGTGAATCAATTGAATCGTGCATGGAAATACCGGTTAACATTGTTGATCCACAAAAAACACTGGCGTGCATAACCTACTTTCGTCGTGGAACGCTTCAATCGCTGTTATCGCTTCAGTCGATTGACGACGACGGCAACGAAGCTTCAGGGAAAGGAACAATCACAACGTTCACGAATTCAAAGAATGAAAAACCAACCATTGACGAAGAACGATTCAAGAACGCTTTGAAGGCAATCACTGACGGAAAGTTCACGGTTGATAAATTAAAAGCGACTTATTCATTGACACCTGAACAAATCAATCAATTGAAATGAAAGAAATGACCGCTGAACAACGCGCAAAGTATTTGTTTGAATTGTTTGACTTCATCGAATACGATTCGAAGGTGAAGACATTCATGACAAGGAAATCATGCGCGTTGATTATGGTCCAAGAACTCATGAAGGACGTTGACATCAAATCGCGTGACTTCATTTACTGGTCAAATGTTAAACTTTATTTATTAGAATTATGAAATGGCGTGCTTCACAAATTGGTAAACTCATGACAACGTCCCGGTCGAAAACGGACTTGTTGTCACAAACGGCGAAAAGTTACATTAATCAAATCGCGAAACAAGATTTTTATGGTTATGAATCACCGATAATTAATCGGTACTTGGACAAAGGAACGAATCAAGAACTTGAATCCATTCAGCTTTTGAACGCGGTTAGGTTCGAAGATTTCCACAAGAACGCGGTTCGAAAAACAAACGACTTCATGACTGGTGAATGTGACATTGTCACCGTGTCATCAATCATTGACATCAAAACAAGCTGGTCGCTTGACACGTTCCCGGAATTGCCTGAAGAAATCGATTCTAAAGATTACGAATGGCAAGGTCGTGCTTATATGTATCTTTACGACAAACCAGAATTTGAACTTGTTTATTGCATGGTGTCAACGTGGGACGAATTCTTGACACAATACGATGACCGATTGCTTCACAAGGTTGACCACATTGATCCAGCGAAGCGAATCACTTCGATGTTGTTTGAACGTGACCTTGAACTTGAACAACAAATGATTGAACGTTGTCAACTGGCGACTGAATACTATCTGGAACGAATATCTAAATTGAATAACAAATGAAGAAATTTTTCATTCTGGAATGTCATTCCGAAGAACTTGACACCGCGTTTTTCATTACTGAATATCTAAACAAGCTTGGTCATGATTACACGATTTCGGTGACCAGCAATGAAGGTCAATTCGATTTGAAATCGGTGTCGATTGATGAATTCAAAACATTTAATAATATACAATAACATGAAACAAACCGCAACGAATTACTTGATTGAACAGCTTTCATTGAAAACAATGGCTGAACACATGCCGTGGGTGGCAAAAATTCTTGACACCGCGATTGAAATGGAACAAGAACAAATCATTGAAATATCGCTTTATCAAAAAGGTCAAGGAATTGAACGAGAATGTATTGAATCCTATATTCAAGCGAATTATGGAATCGAAGATTGAAGACACCGTGTTGCTTGCGGTCATGTCGAAGTATTATGAACGTTCACAACGTGGTGTTGAAAAATACGGACACACACTTGACCGATCTGACATCGATTTGATTGGTTGGTTGAATCACCTTCAGTAAGAACTTATGGATGCTACACTTTACATTGAAAAGTTAAAAAAAGAACTATGAAACAAACAGCAGTAGAGTGGTTGGTTGAGCAGATAACTAATGGAGACATTTCAGCAAGACAAGCTATCCAACAAGCCAAAGCAATGGAG